TAAAGTGGGGTCGAGCATTAAACATCCAATGGTATTTAAGATTGCTCTTTTATCCGTTAACGTTTCATACATGAATTATCCCCCAATTGTTGTAATATCCAACTGTTTAATTCTCTTTTGTTTAGGATCAATATAAACAGTCTTTTTCTTATACATTCCCTCAGTATTTACATCCTTATTCCTATCACCCACAGATTTAACAGCTTTATAATGCGCTTGTGCTTCAGTGTAATAATATGGAATGAGTCCTACGATATCCTCTCCAAATTCTTTTTCAAGAATATTGTGCATGTAAGTCAGTGTAGCATAAAGACCTTGGAATGTAAAGTTGTATTTTTTAATATAGTTTTCTGTCAATGCGTAGATTTTTACAGGAAGCTCTGCAATACCAGTAGTTTTGCAGAGGTAATCATAATAAAGTTGTTTCTGTATATATTCTTCATCAGAAAGAGCATCTTTTAATTCGGCTTTCGGCTTTGAAACAGGTTTAGTCTTTTTCTCAGCTTCTTTCTTTTTGACCTTTTCGGTTTTATCTACGTGAATTGCTTTAGCCGCCGCACGAAAACAAGCGATATGCGCATATCGATTTTTATAAGGAATTGAATCATTATTATCCTCAATTGTTAATCCACACAATACACATACTCGTTTTCTTCCTCTACTAGCCATTATTACTCTCCTCTTGTTTTTGTTTATTTATTCCAATTTCACAAATTTGTATAGCATCTTTCATTTGTACTTGTTGCCCGATATAGGGACAACCTTTACACTCTGGATGCGAAATACAAATTTTACGCATTTCCTGAAATAAATCTTGTGGTGGGGATTGATCATTAAACCCCCACTGCATATTATTGATATTTATGTTCATAAAATATACCTTTAATTTATGTTTGTTGCAATACTTTTTATAATTGAAACTGTTACTGAATTTCCTGCTTGCTTATATAACTGACTATCAGAATTAACAAATTGTGCTCGTTCAAACATTTCATCAGAAAAACCTTGTAATCGAAATGATTCTTTTGGAGTAATTTTTCTAACTACAACATAACAGTTTTCTTTTTCATACCAAGTTGCATAACCAATACAATCTTCTGATATTTTAATATATATGCTAGGATGAGATTCGTCTTCCATATCTATATCTACTCCAACACATACACCATGTCGATCAAGAGCCGTTAAAGTAAAAGCAGGTTCTCCATTTTCTTTAAACCGCCTCCCCATTTGACGTTTCTTTTCACGTTCTGGAGTTAAGACAGGAATTGCTACTTTTAACGGTTCTTTATAATCTGAAGAATTTAATGTAGGACTAATACCATTAGCAGATAATACACGTTCTTTATCTTCTCCATAATCTTTTTTCTTTCTTGTATTACCAATTACCTTTATTCCTATCATTGGCTCCCTACCTCCACCCTCCATTTTATTTAATGTAGGGGCTATTCCATTGGGTGAATACACACGATATTGATTTAGATTTTGTCGGCTACTTCTATTTCTTTGTCCAATTTGTGTTACTTGAAAATTATTTTGTCTGTTTGGTCTTTGGTCAGAAAATATTTTTGTGATATCCGCTCCAGATCCTCTAAGACCTGCCACAAAGTAAACTCGCTCCCTGTTTTGTGGGACATATTCGGTACTGTTAAGCAATTTCCATGTAACATCATACCCGCATGCGTCCAATTCAATGAGTACTCTGGCAAAGACCCCGCCTCGCTTAATTGACAAAATGTTTCTAACGTTTTCGAGGACAATCCATTTGGGTTTATTTTCTTGCTTTTCTTTAAGTAATCTAATGATTTCAAAAAATAAGTTGCTTTTGCTTCCATCGAATCCTTTCTGATTTCCTGCTATTGAAATTTCTTGACAGGGGAATCCCCCTACCCAAACATCACAATCAGGAATATCTTCGCCTTTTACTGTTACAATATTATCCGCAAACCATTCACCATTACGATATTCTTCTTTTAGTATTTCTTTCTGTCGTTGACGTATCGGTAGAGTCGATAAAAATTGACGCTGCTTTTCTGTTATACAATGCATAGAAGTATAAGAGGCAATCGCATATTTATCACATTCACAAAAACCTAAACATTTATGTCCTGCTTGTTCCATTCCTAAACGGATACCACCGATTCCTGCAAATAAATCTATAAAAGTCAGTTGTTTATTATTCATTTAATTTTATCCTGTTAAAAAGGTCTCTCAAATGAACAATCGTTATTCATTTGAGAGACTACATATTAATTAATTATTGTTACTATATTAATTTTCATTGAGCAAATCTTTCATATCCGAAAGAATTACTTCTACAGCTTCTTGCTGTTTGGGAGTACAGTTAGAAACTAATGCTCCCTTACCAAGCACACTCTCAACAATCTCAGTGATTTTTTCTTTAGAACCAAACTTTTCAACAATCTGTGTGCCAACTTCTCCAATTTCATTCATAACATCTTCAAAGTCTCGTTTTTCGGTTTCAAACATAGCATCACGTTCTTCTTTAGAAGTTGGTGTAACACCCTCAGCCTTAGCCTGTCGATCAATTGCATCATAATAAGCTTTTATAAGATTGTCTGCTGTAAAATCTTCAATAATTGGATCAAAATATTCATTTCTTGTTCTTGCAAAACACTCTGGTGTATCTACGAGTAGCAAAGAAGAATGAATTGATTTTCCGGTATCAGAATCCGCTCCATTACTTTTTACATAACCAATAATTTCACTATGGTTAATAAGGATTGGAAGCATTCTTTTTGCATCGCCTACAGGAAAATTCTTTCCTGTATCATCTGTCATTGTATGAAGAATAAATACCACACAGAATCCAGAACCAATTACTTTAAGAATTTCTGACTCCCATTCTGCTTTCAGATCACCCCATAAACCATAGCCACCATTACCCTCTTTAATTTTATTAACACCTTCAGTGTTTGCAACATATTTTTCACAATAAGAATAGAGAATTTCCATCTCATCAAGAACAAGAGTTTGAAAATCTTTATGTATCGTTTCAAAATTCTTACGATTACAAAATACTTTTACAAAATCTTTAAACTCTTTCCATGAAAGAATAGGCTGAAAAGGAACATTGTTAAGACCACTCAGTCCGCTTTTACCAAAAGCAAGGTAATATGGACGTTCCATTTTGGTTGCGACTGGTGTTTTTCCCAGACCACCTCTTCCATAAATAGTTATTATTAAACCATCTGTAGTTTTTTGAACCCTTGACATTTGAGGATTCATAATATCATCTAACGAAAATCCCATAAATATTATCTCCTTTATACTTTTGTCCCCAATAATATATATTATTAGGGACATAGTGTGGAACACTATTATAGCATTCCACACTATTTTTTAATTATATCTTAAATACCCATCAAATTGAGAGAACGTCCATGTGCTTTTCCGCTAGGCGTAGTTCCTCTACCACCACCATTTGCACCGCCGTTCTTAGCCTTGTTCTTTGCTTCCTCAATCTCAATATTTCTTTGAGTAATTGCCGCATTAATTGTATCTCTATCATAAGGAACGTGATCTTTATCAGTTTCTTCGTCACCCTCATAAGGACTAGAACCACCAGTAACAATCAGTTCATTAACAAAACTTCTACGCACTTCCTTTTTGGGTTTACCAAACGCAACAGGCTTTTCAATAATCTCTTCAATACTGTTATTAACAATATCACCATAAAACTCAACCGTCTGACCGGGTTCATATGTATTATCACAAGCATCAGCCAAATCTTCAGGAACAATCAGATCAACAGGCTCAATTCCATTGTATGTCGGCACCCAACCTGTAATCTTGAGTCTGCCTGTTTCGGTCATTTCACCATCTTCATCTTTGCCCATTTCGGGAACCATGCTCTGAATGAACATTTCCACTTCAAAGGAAGCATCGGGTACTACATTATCAACATTACGAATTCTATTAAAGAAGCTACCACGATAACCAATGATTTCATTACCGTTCTGACCTCTATAAGGATTCAGCTGACCATTAACACGAATATAGTCCGCATTATCATCACCAACATCTGCCACAGACTGGAATTCATTCATTACAGTAACCAATCCTGCATATGCTTTATTGTCTGTTTTGTCATTCTTCTTTTCTTTAGAATATACAGTAAAAGTTACAAAGTTCTTATCGCTAGTCTTAACAGTTACAGTACCTTCAATGTGCTTTTCACCAGTCTTAGGATCTGTCTTAATCTCAAGCTTCTTATCTGTTAAAAGTCCTACTGCTGTTGCTTTTGTGTTTGCCTGTCTAAGATGTGTATCTCTTGTTTCTGCCATAAATATTTTCTCCTTTATTTAATTAATTATTGTTTTCTGTCTTCATTTTATCAGCAAGCAGGATTGCATCAGCCATCATCTGAATTTTCTTCTGTCTACGCTTTTCTGCACGCTTTTCTTTCTTACGTTTAATCTTATCTGCAATTCGCTTTTCTTCTTCTTCAGCCTCTTTACAAGCCTTTTCTAACTGCTCATTCCGCTTCATTACTTTAAGAGCATTTTTAATTGTTTTATTAAACATTGAATTACCAGTCTGTTCATCGCTACTCATAAGACGTTTAGTAATACAAATTCCAATACCAACTTCTAGATTAAATGTATCGTCTTTATCACAAACTGCCTTGGTCTGAGTACCATCGATAAATGTTACGATTACGACCTTATTATTGATAGTTTTTACATCAATAATCTCTGGCACTTTATGAACTGTATGAAAAACTGGCTGACAAGTAAGTGATGTAAGTGATCCAATACAATTAGACCAATCAGCAATTACATTCCCTGTGTCTGTATCCATAATATACATTCCTGAAATTTTCATAGGTGTTTCTTTACATGGCATAATAATCATCTCCTTTTAAAATTAAAATAATCTTTTATCGTTATTAATGTCTTCTGTCCAATAAACTTCGTATTTAATTATATTTATTTGTTTACATTTTGGGCACATACATAATTTAGTGCTGTATGTACCGCTATCGTCCCACCATGTTTTTACCCCCTTATCTTGTAATGAATAGGAATGATCGCAGTGTTTACACCGAATCAATTCCATATTGTTTGCTTCCTTTCTATAGAGTACATTAATAGAAGAACTGGTCATCTCTCAATGTCTGTCTATATTCTATACATTTAATTTTCATTTGTCAAGAGGAATTTTTAAAGCCATGCATTTCCAAGTTTCATCTCATTATCAGTGCAGAAGAATACCCCATCAATGCTACCAAAAATTTCTTTTGCCAAATCTTGATACAGTGTTGAACAAATACCGTGATAATCGCCAATATCATCTGTAAAATATTGGACAACTTCTTTCTTAAAAATAACAAAAACCATTTTATTAGTCATAATTCCATCTACAATTTTCACACCTACCACTGCTTTATTATTGAAACAAATACGAACAATGTCATTTAAGTTTGTAGAATTTCCCGCTTTTACACTATCAAAACATGTTTTATTTGCAGGTACAACTGTAATGTATAATGTCACATTCCCGAAATTCTGTTCTTTAGGAAGCAAATTTTCTAATGCAACCGCTTTTTCAGCATTATCAACATATAATTTGATCTCCTGTTCGATATCATCATATGTAATTCTTACTTCTGGGTCTTCCTTAAAAAACGCTGATAGTTTTCTGTAATACACCACCCAAGGTGGGGATAAATTAAGTTTTGCCATAATTTTAGTCTCCTTTTTTTAAAAATTTATGTGATTTGATTTCTATAATCTCAAGTCTTGATCGTTTATAACCAAGACTGTATATTATCCGCTGTTGAATTTCTTGTGCATCGATTCGTGCCGCATCTTCAGTAAAATATTCGCCAACATAACGAGTTTCATCAGGGACAGTATATTTATTGTTTTTCCATAATTCGATTTTAATTTGATACATTTTTTTGCTTATTCCCCTTTTTAAAATTTGTTTTATTTACAAATTAACTCCCTTGATAGGATTTGAACCTACGAAACCAAATATATTATTTTATATATTTGTATGTAAACCGCTCATCTCAAGGGATGCGTAGGGGATGTGAGAGTCGAACTCACCGCAATAATATGACTATTATTTTATTGCATTCCCCTATTTTTACTCCTATAATTATTAGTTTGCGAATGGCAATTTGGGCATAAAATTTTTAAATTATTTAATCTATTATCATTATGTTTTCCGTTCTTATGATGAAGTTCTAATCTAATATATTCTCCATTCCAATCTGATATACCACAGCATTCACAACAATATTGCTTTATTCCAAACTCGACCAATTTATTCAACAATTTATTTGAATTATATTTAATTTCATTCTGGTTTAAGGCATTTACGAAAGATTCTTTATCTTTATATTTTTTGACACTTTTCTTCCTGTTTGCATTTAATTGCTTTATATTTGTTTTATATAATTCAAATATTTTATGAAGAGTTTTATAATTATTATTGTTAGATGAAAGACCACATTTTTCTAAAACCATTTTAAAAGAATTAGAATTATTTACTATTTTTTGTAGTTCTTCTTTGCTTATATCTAATAAATGGCTATCTTTTGATTGATGTCCAAATTCTTTACAATCAAAACAATATTTTCTTTTTGAGGAAACTCGCTTGATTTCATTATTAATAATAATTGTTGATGGTATATCGTTACCACATTTAATACATTTTTTCATTTATACACCTCAAATGCGCATTCCAAGACTCGAACTTGGCTTTAACCTTGCAAGGGCTTACAGTTTATAAGACTGTGGCTCTAACCGAATGAGCTAAATGCGCTTACATTAAATAATAAACCAATAACCATAACCGCTTGGGTAATCCCCATTATTCTGTGTCGGCAAGGATTTCCACCTTGCATGTCTCAGCTTCTCATCGGCAGTCTTGACCCCTGTGTTGTCCATGGTCACAAAGGTTGGGAAGCACCTATTACCAACTGCGTTGACACGTGACCTGCGTCTACGTATTCCGCCACGACACAGATAAAGTCTTGTTTTGAAACTCCATTCTAAAACTCCAACAAGACGAAGCGACCCCATCCAAAAAATCACTTCAAGTTTTTTAAGGGTATGTCTCTATATTGGATTTTGACGAGACAGCATTACATAGACTTTCACTAACACCTTTGATGAAGAGACGGTCATATCGCTACCGCCAGTCGCATTTTCCAAGAGTTTTTAATAAGTCAGTTTGGAAAAAAGTAAATGATCTGACTTAACGCAACCGTTGTGATTCGCACACAAACCTGCGGTTTTGGAGACCGCCGTGCTACCATTAACACTACGTCCACACAATATGATTGGCTGTTCGGCTCATGGGAACTCCCAACTTTTCACATTTAATACACGCCACCGCCTGTGTAACCAATCATATATTTCTTAATTGTCTACTAACGCAAGACCTCTCGCCAATTCATCCTTTTTTACCCTATTAGCGGAATTGGTAACTGTATATAGCACAGCCCCAACGGGAATTGAACCCATATTTTGACCTTGAAAGAGTCACGTCCTAGACCTTTTAGACGATGGAGCCTTAATTTTATTTATTATACCAACAAACTTGACACCCCACACGACTAAAGTCATGGGATTCTTG